GAACCGTAACATTCCCTGATGCAGGTGGAACTGTAGCGTTTTCTGAAAACGTATTAGCACTTGCTGGTGGCACCATGACTGGTGCAATTGCAATGGGTACAAACAAGATTACAGGTCTTGGAACACCTACAGATGGAACTGACGCAGCAACAAAGGCTTATGTAGATTCAGCAGCACAAGGTATTGATTGGAAAGCATCAGTACGTGCAGCAACAACCGCTAACGTAACACTTGCTTCTGATCTAGAAAACGGAGATACTCTTGATGGAATAACTCTTGCAACTGGAGATCGTGTTCTCGTTAAGAACCAATCAACTGGTTCAGAAAACGGTATTTATGTAGTTAAAGCATCTGGTGCTCCAGATCGCTCTACTGATGCAGATACAGGTGCAGAACTTACTGCAAGTTTTGCGGTATTCGTAGAAGAAGGAACTGTTAACGCAGATTCTGGATATGTATTAACTACAGATGGCGCAATTACAGTTGGCACTACAACACTTACCTTTACTCAGTTTACTGGTTTAGGACAAGTAGTTGCTGGAGATGGTCTTTCCAAGACAGGAAATACATTAAACGTTACCGCTGGAACTGGTATTAGTATTACTGGTGATGCAGTTACAAACGATGGTGTACTTTCAATTACTGGCACAGCAAATCAAATTAGTGCAACTGCATCAACTGGTGCAATTACATTATCTGGTCCACAAGACTTACACTCAGGAGCAACACCAACATTTGCAGGAGTCAACGCAGGATCTGGAAACGTTACAGCAGGTTCCGTAACTCTTACAGATGCATTAATTGGAACTGCTACAACAAGCCTTTCAACAACAAGCGCAACTGTAGTTGACTCATGGTCAGCAACAACTTATTCATCTGCAAAATATATTGTACAAATGAAAAACGGTAGCGACATTGAAGTTCTAGAAGTTCTAGTAACTGTTAATGGAGCAAACAACGTTTACATCACAGAATATGCAGATATTCAAAGCAATGAACAAATTGGTACAACAGATGCAGATTATTCAGGTGGCAATGTTCGCCTATTAGTAACAGCAACAAATGGTACAACAGTAAAGGTTCACAAAACGCTTATTGAAGCGTAATGTGGGCTGAAGGGATAAGTGAACTTCAGTGGCAACAACTAATAAAGACTTTGTCGTTAAGGCAGGACTTAAGGTTGCTACTGGAGTTACCTTCCCAGATAATACTACACAAAGTACAGCCTCTTTAACTGTTGGTAGTACCTTTCCTGCCTCTGCATCTAATGGTCAGTTATTTTTATATACCGTGACCGAAAGAATTTATTATTATTTAAATAGTCAATGGAATGCTCTAGCCAGTTATTTAGATGCTCAATCAGAGTATGACGGTAATGGAATTACCTATCCAACGCTATTTGCAACATTAGACGGCGGCACCGTAAGTTCAACTTATACCGCTTTACCAGCAGCAGATGGCGGTACTCCAAGTGAACAATTCTGATATAATAAAAGTTGGAGGATTAATAAGTGGCAACTAGAATTCAACTCCGCAGAGGAACTGCAACGCAATGGACAACAGCAAACACAGTCCTTGAGGCTGGAGAAATTGGCTGGGAGTCCAATACTAATAAATTTAAAATTGGTGATGGCACTACTGAGTGGGATGATTTAACATACTTTTTAGATGCAACAGATACAGGATTTAACTCTGCAGATTATATTTTAGCAACAGCAAGAGATTCAGCAAATGGTGTTGCTGCAGTTAATGCTGACATTAACGTTATTACAAAAACAGGAGTTGTATTTGAAGGTGCTACTGCTAATGATTTTGAAACCAGTCTTTTAGTAACAGATCCTACCGCAGATAGAACAATTACCTTACCAGATGCTACAGGAACAGTTCAACTTAGAGTTACAGATGTTGATGATACTGAAATTGGATATCTTAATGGAGTTACTTCATTAATTCAAACACAGTTAGATGGCAAAGTAGATGAGTCTTTATTTGATGCAAAGGGAGATCTTTTAGTTGGATCTGCAGACAATACTCCAGCAAAACTAACCGTTGGAACAAACGGATATATTCTTACAGCAAATACTTCAGCAACAAATGGTATAGAGTGGGCTGCTGCTCCTGCTGGGTATTCTCCACCAACGCTTGGATCTACTCAGATAGGCTCTGGCTCAACTGTAACAACAATTGCAGGACTTACACTTTCAACTCCAACACTTTCAGGAATTACAGTTTCAGATGGCTCAATAGTATTTGAAGGCGCTACTGCAAATGACCATGAAACAACTTTTGCTATTACAGATCCTACAGCAGACAGAACAATCACATTCCCAGATGCTACAGGAACCGTTGCTTTAGCAGCAAACGTAGCAGCACTTTCAGGAGCAACTTTTACAGGGGCGGTATCAGGAACAAGCCTTACACTTTCAGGAGACCTGACAGTTAATGGAACAACTACAACCATTAACTCAACAACCTTAACCGTAGATGATATTAACATTACTTTAGGACAAGGCAACACATCAGATGCATCAGCAAATGGTGGCGGTATAACATTAGAAGCAGCCACAAATAAAACCTTTACATGGATAGACGCTACAGACGCTTGGACATCTTCAGAGCACATGAACTTAGTTACTGGTAAGTCTTATAAGATTAATGGAACATCAATTACCGCAGCAATTCCCGCAGGCCTTACGTGGGAAGAAGTTAAGAATGGTAAGTCTGGTCTAGTAATTAGTTAGACTGCTTTACAAAACACAAAGTACTTAACCCTAAAGTAAAGATTTACTTTATTATTTACGTGTAAAATTTTGTTTTAATTTTGTGATATACTAAGACTACTTTACGATTAGTAAAGCGCTAATAGTATTTTTTAATAGAGAGTTGGAAAAATCAATGTTGGATATCTTTTCTTTTCGTTTGTCAGATGAATTTGTAAACAAATACGCTACAGTCCCAGCGCCCTTTGGCTTTACAGACGCAGGCTCTAACTCATTAGGAGAGATCACGTTTATACGAACATACTCTCGTATGAAAGAAGACGGAACAAAAGAAAGATGGCATGAGGTTTGTAAGCGGGTAATTGAAGGAATGTACTCAGTACAAAAGAATCACGCTAAAGATAATCGTCTGCCGTGGAACGATAACAAGGCTCAGAAGTCTGCTCAAGAAGCCTATCAAAGAATGTTTGAATTAAAGTGGACACCTCCAGGTCGTGGTCTATGGGCATTTGGAACTCCTATGACTATGGAGAAGAAAAACTCTGCTTCTCTGCAAAACTGCGCTATGGTATCTACTCGTGATATTGATCGTAATGATCCAGGAGCCTTGTTTGCTTGGGTAATGGATGCCTTAATGTTAGGTATTGGTGTAGGGTTTGACACAATTGGAGAAGAAAAAGAAGTTGCTATTTGTGCTCCAACAGAGCCAGAAAACGTATGGGAAATACCAGACACTCGTGAAGGCTGGGTAGACTCTGTAAGAATGCTTCTTAACTCATATCTAAGGCCTAATCAGGCTATACAGAAGTTTAACTATGACCTTATCCGTCCTCTAGGTGCCCCTATAAAAGGGTTTGGCGGGGTCGCTAGCGGTCCAGAACCATTAATGTCACTACACAGTAGGATAAACAATGTTATTGGCGGTAGAGCAGGAGAATTACTTGATTCTAGAGCAATTGTAGATATTGTAAATCTTATTGGTACCTGCGTTGTTTCTGGTAATGTTCGTCGTTCTGCTACCTTGGCTCTTGGTCTGCCTGGAGATGAAAACTTTATTAATCTTAAGAATTCAGAGGTTTTTCCAGAAAGAAACTCATACGATCCAGAAAAACCAGGATGGGCATGGATGTCAAATAACTCTATTGCTGCAGAGGTTGGAACAAAGTATGAAGACTATGTTGATTTAATTGCAAACAATGGTGAGCCAGGATTTATTTGGCTAGATGTTGCACGTAACTTTGGTCGTCTAGCAGATCCAGCAGATGGAAAAGATTCTCGTGTTATGGGCTTTAATCCTTGTGCAGAGCAACCATTAGAGTCATACGAACTTTGCACATTAGTAGAAGTTCATTTAAATCGTCATGAAGACAAAGAAGACTTCTTGCGTACATTAAAGTTTGCTTACCTATATGGAAAAGCCGTAACGCTTCTTCCAACACACTGGCAAACCACAAATGGAATTATGCAACGTAATCGTCGTATTGGAACATCTTTAACTGGTATTGCATCATTTGCAGATACTAAAGGAATGCCAGCAGTTCGTGAATGGATGGATGAAGGGTATAAAAAGATTCGTCAATACGATCATTCATATTCAGAATGGTTATGTGTACGTGAGTCAATTCGTGTAACTACCGTCAAACCTTCAGGCTCTGTATCATTACTTTCTGGTGCAACTCCTGGAGTTCATTGGGGTCCTGGAGGAGCATTTTATTTACGTGCTATAAGGTTTGGAAATACAGATCCAATGATTTATTTATTCAAAGCAGCAGGGTATAAAATTGAACCAGACCTTGTATCAGCAAATACTTCAGTAGTCTATTTCCCAGTAGCATCTGGACATCCAAGATCTGAAAAAGATGTAAGTCTTTTTGAAAAGATTGGTTTGGCAGCAACTACTCAAAAGTATTGGTCTGATAATGGAGTTTCTGTAACTTTATCATTTAACAAAGAAACAGAAACCAAGCATGTTGCTCCAGCATTACATATGTATGAGGGTCAACTTAAAGCGGTTTCTTTCTTGCCTATGGGCAATGAGGTTTATCCGCAACAGCCATACAATGAAATAACCAGAGAAGAGTATAACTCTTATGTTGGTAAAATTGCAAAGATTGACTGGTCTGCAATTTACGATGGGATAGATAATCTAGAAGCACAGGGTGAAGCATATTGCAGCACAGATGCCTGTGAAATTAAACTTTACTAAGGAGAAAAATGAAAAAAGTATTAGCGTCAGTAGCAATTTTTATACTTGCTTTTATTGGACTACAAGGCATAAATAAATCAGATGACAGTTGTATTAATCTATATGTTGATTATGGTCAATTAGATAGTAATACAAAAATAACAAAATGTATAGAATCATCTAATAAAATAGTTTCTTTAGATCTTTTAAAAAAGGCAGGTTTAGAAGTAGAGGGAACTAAAAAATATGGTTTAGGCGTGGTTTGTAGAATTAATGGTTTGCCAGATGCAAAAACCGAATCTTGTGAAATTATGCCACCAGCCGAAGCGTACTGGGCAATTATTATTAAAGAAAAACAAGTTATACCATTTCCAAGAAAAGAATGGGGCTGGGGACAACTAGCAGTAGATCAACAATATTTAAATCCAGGAGATTCATTAGGCTTGGTTTGGACTGGTCCTAACGGAGAGTTAAAGTTTCCATGAAAGTTGCACAGAAGCATTCAGATAATGTTGTTCAGTTTCGTCTAAAAACACAGAAACCTAAAACAGCAAAAAATATACTACAACTAGTATTAACTCTTGCTGCATTATATATAGCAAACGATATCACTATTGATATCTGGCGTTCTCTGACTGGACACTAATGGTTCATTTAACTCGTATATACACAAAGACAGGCGATGATGGAAAAACCTCTACCGCCACTAATGAACGCATAGATAAAAGCAGCGATTTAATTGAAGCAATTGGAGCGGTAGATGAAGCAAACTCTGCCATAGGTATGGCAACTGATTTTCATAATGACATTATAGATAGAATACAAAACGATCTATTTGACCTAGGTGCAGAACTTTCTGGTGCTCCAACAATCACAATATCAGAAGCAAGAATTACTCATCTAGAAAATATCATTGATGACTATAACGAATATCTAGAACCACTTCACTCTTTTGTTCTACCTACTGGCGCTATCCATAATGCAAGAACTATAGTCAGAAGAGCAGAGCGTCAGGTTTGGAAGATAGAGGGCATAAATCCAAATATTGCAAAGTATCTAAATAGGCTTTCAGATCTATTGTTCGTAATGGCAAGATATCACAATAAGGGTAATGAAAAGTTGTGGGTTCCTAAAAATTAACTTCTCCCCTGCTATAATAAGGGTATAGGAGAAATATGTCTAACCCGTCCAACTTGTATGCAGAAAAAATTTATGCAGAACACCCACTAGTTCTTTGGGCATTAGACGATCAGGCTGACTATATTAGCCTTATTTCTGAATCACAGCGGGACATAACAAATGAGTGGGACCTTACTGGGTGTACAGCAACAAGCAATGTTATTGGAGATGAACCATTTCCAGATAGTGAAACAACTAGACTATCAGGATCAGTTCCAGCGGTAGATACAAATAATCTTATTTGTGTAAGCCCCAACCTTATAAACTTTAGCGACTTAAACGCAGAACTTGGAACATTTACAGTAGGCGCATACTTTTATTCTGAAAGTGCATACTTAGAGTCCGTATCTATTGGGTATGAATATACAGATACAACAACATCTTTAGTGGTTCAAGAATTTAAAGTATTTGAAACTACCGTTTTTGAAAACTGGGCATTTGTTTCTGGAACATTTGAAATACCTAATGAAAATACAGAACTTAGAGCAGTTATAAAAATAACAACAAATGGTAGCGATGCGTCTCCAACTGCTGCAGACTATAGATTCTATATTAACGGAATTACAGTAGGGCAGTGGTCAGAAGAATTCAATGTGACTTCACTTGGAGTTACTCCAGAATCTTTTCCAACAGATATTGCTCTTAGCACAACTAGTCAAGTTATTCCAGCAGCAGCCTACGGAATATCAACAGAAGAAGGCTATTATCTTGTTAATGACAACGCCTTAGTTGCAAAAAATTCTAGCGTACCGTTAGTGTTTGGTGCTTCTGGAGTAACAAAACTTTTACCAAATGTTGGTGGAGATCCATCTTTAATTATTCCTGGAAAGGGATTTTTAAATGAAGCAGGTAGATACAAAGAATATACAGTAGAATTTTGGGCAAGAATTAATTCAGATGCCTTAATTCCTAAAAGAATCTTTGGTCCAATTACAGGCACAAATGGTTTATATGTAGAAGGTGGCTTTTTAACTTTAGTAATTGGTAATACTTTTTCTTCACATTTCGTTGGTGAGTGGTATAGGCCAATGCTTATCAATATTCGTTTAATTCGTAATTCTGCAACGGTATTAATTAATGGAGAGCAAGTAATCTCTATGACAATTGATACTGAAGCACTTGATTTGCCATTACAAGAAGTGGCAGGAGAGTCTCAAGACTGGTTAGGTTTTTATGCTTATTCAGATGTAAGCCCTGTAGAAATTGACTGTGTTGCTATCTATCCTTATCAAGTTCCCGTAACAGTTGCTAAGCGTAGATGGGTGTACGGCCAAGGAGTTCTTTCTCCAGAAGGAATTAACTCTGCCTATGGAGGAACTTCTGCTTTTATTGATTATCCTTTTGCAGACTATACCGCAAATTATAACTATCCAGATTTTGCACAATGGCAACAGGGTTCTTTTGATAACTTAGTTACAACAGATACATCAATTACTACGCCAGCCTATCAACTACCAGAAATTTTTTTAGACACAAAAACTTTGCAAGATCTGTATGATGACTGTCAGGTTGAACAAACTGGATACCTTGAGTCACAAGCAGAATCCTATAAGTTTGTTACCTTTAGGCCTAATAATACTTGGAACTCAGAGCAGTGTTATTTTAACTTTCCAAGATTTAATATTTTAAATGATCAGGTTAGGTCAGTTTATGCAGTTTTTAGCACAGAGGATATTGGTCCAGAGTCTGGAACGGTACAACCACAAACTCTTTTAAAAATATATAATTCTACAACTGGTGACTTTTTTATTGTTAGACAAGAGGAAGATATAGTTAAGTATATTTTAAATTATAATGGAGTAAATACTTTATTGTATACAACTGAAGCGCTTGAGTCAGGTCAACTCTTTGCCGTTGGGTTAAATGTTCAAACAATATCAAATACATTTGGTGAAAACGTTGCGTCTTTTTTTGGAAATCAAAACGGATTAAAATTGTACGTAGGTGGAGATGAAGAAGCAGAAAACACCTTTGTTGGTAAAATTTATTCAGTTGGGCTATCTACGTCAACTAATACGGTTGATATAAAAGATTACTTTGATGAAGACGGGTTTATATTATTTGATGATTTATCGGAGAGCGGGGCAACAGAAGAAACTGCCATAGCCTTAATCGAACATACAGCAAGTTATACATTATTGCCAACAGAAGCATATGACAAGTTTTTCTTAGATATTGGAGTCTCTGGATACTGGCAAGATTATCTTCCATTATCTTATTTTGCTCAATATGTAGCAGATAGTTCTGGAAATCAATTTTATGATATAGACTTTTTACAATTTAACATAGGATATCCCGCTCCCTCTGAATCAGTTGAAAATGAGACAGTGGTGGCTAGTTGGACCTACGGCGACTTGCAAAATGAATATGCAAGCCCTACTCAAAAAACATACTATCAATTAGACAATTTTTTGTTTAGCGGCTGGAACAACTATGCAGATATGATGCAAAAATCTGAGAAATACTATGAATACAATACAGAAAGTGCATCTATTAGAAGTTATATTACTTTTCAGTATGTTTTTGATGGAGCAAATTTACCTCAAAGCAGTTTTACAACCACCGTTGCACCAACTTCAAAAAGAATTATTGACATGGACGATTACACCACTTGGTCAAACAAAAAATTTGAAGTTGTTGACAATACCTTGATTTACCCTACAAAAATTGAAGATTTTAACGATCTTGCAATTGTGTATCATCTTGAATTTAATCTTAGAAACATTTTAACAAAACCAATCGCCTTAAGAAGGTTAGAGTTGGCATCTCAAGCATTTAACGATAACTCCTTTAATCCAGTTGGCACAAGGTTTGGTATTAACATGTTCCCGTACACACGCTCTGGCATTTACTATGACTACAAGGCAAACAATCCATTTAGTATTTATAAAGGAAGCACCCCATACTTATACTTAAATAGAAAAAGCGGAATAGAGATTCGTGGAGACTTCAGCACAAATGTTAATAGGGGTATTGCAATTCCAATTAATCAAACAAGTTCAGATAACTATAGAGTAAGTGCTGCTCAAATTTGGATGAGATACGACGAGGACTTTTTCCCAGGAACACAAACAGAGTTGTTCGAAATTAAATATAAATCAGACACTATAAAATTCTATATGGTTGCAGATAGCGAAAAGGGCTCTAGGGCAAGAGTCTTTGCCCGTAGCCAAGAGACTGGTCAAGACTTTAATGGCATCTCATATTTCTGGAATGGAAATCTAGTAAGGGAGCCAGTTATTACTAAAAAAGAATGGGGCGTATTAGGAATTGCGTTTTCTACCGCACTTAACTTTGACTCTTATTTAGGCGGTATTAATCTAACTGGCCCAATGATATTTAATAATATTGCCTATTATCAAGCCAACAACCTACAGCAAGTTCAAAGTACGCTCAACAGACCTTGGCAGAAAGTTAAAACAGACGGAGCAACAAATTTCCAATGGCAATTCTGGCTAAACAACTTTACTTGGGAAGGTGTTCTTGTTATTTCTTCTTCAAGTCTATACGGAGTAAGCCCAGCAGACGTCTATAAGACGTACTTAGGAACTAATAAGATTATTATTGATGACGAAGAAGGTATGATATTTGATGCTGATAAGATTAAGATATATAACAACACAGTTTGGCAAACAACGGTTAGCGTTCCTGTATAGTCTGCTATACTTATGGTTATGGAATCCTTAATTAATCCAAAAACTGGTAAACCTTATGTCAAAAATGTACGTCGTCAGGTAATAGATAAGCATTATGACTGGGGTCTTTACGTATATAAGACATCTAAAGGTAAATGGTTTACAGACGGAGATGGTTCAGTTTTAAACATACCGTCCGACCGTGGAGATCTTACAAAAATTGCAGAATTAAAAAAAGTTGCAATACACAATGGAGATGATGGACTTGGCGAAGCGGTATTTGTGGCAGGACTAACTCAGGTTAGTGAAGAAGAGTATTCTGAACAGAAAGAAAGACTAAGAGAAGGATTAATCCCTTCAATGAATGACTTAGGTGCTTGGCATGCAGCACAACAAACATTAAAAACACATGGAAGAGGGGCAATAGATGAGTGAAGAAGAGTACGTTCGTGCAAGTCTTAATACAGAAGAAAAAGAAGATAGCATTTTTAATTCTCAAGATCCATTTAATAAAAATTGGGATGCTTTAAAGGATTACGCTGGGATTGATCAAAATTTTCGTCGTAGAACAACACGTAACTTAACAAAATATTCTGGAGTTGAACTAAAT